CGAGGAGGAGGGCACCAACAATGCCGATTAAAGCAGATAGGGAGTACCGGCTCATGCCGGTCATGGCCGTGCCGGAGAAGCGCGAGCTGCAGCTAATAGACAGCGACTACTATGTCGAGGGGTACGCGACCACGTTTAACCAGCCCTACCGCCTATGGAGCGACGGGAACACGGAATATTGGGAACAGATTGACGCCCGGGCCTTTGACGAGGCCGACATGACGGACGTCATTTTTTTGCACAATCACGAGGGTACCTGCTTCGCCCGGAACAAGATGCGGGCGGGTGTTGCCCCCACGCTGATACTCCAGCCCCGGGAGATCGGCCTTTTCGTTGCCGCTGACCTGGGCATGAGAGCCGAGGGCCGCGACGAATACGCGGCAATCACCGGCGGGCTCGTCTATCAGATGAGCTTCGCCTTTTCTGTCCGTGCCGACGAGTGGAAAGAGACCACCCCCGGCACCGTAATGAGGACGATAACGGAGATCAGGAAGGTGTACGACGTATCCTCCGTGGATATGCCCGCCAACCCGAACACTGTTATTGATACCGCGACCCGCTCCGCCATTGAGGGATACATCGACGGCAGAGCCCAGGAGCTGGCAAGGGCCGCAGAGAGAGACCGCAAACGCAAAATAATCAAGATACTTTCAGAAACGAGGTAAAAAACATGGACTTTACCACCATGAGTGTTGACGAGCTGGAGGCCCGCCGGGCCGCCATCGTCACCGATTGCGAGGCCGAGGGCGCCGACCTTGACGCACTGCTGGAGGAGCAGCGCGGCATAGTGGCCGAGCTGGAGGCCCGTAAGGCCGCAGAGGCCAAGAGAAACGAAATCAGACGGGACGTCGCCAACGGCGCGGGTACCGTCATAGAGAGACCCAAAATGCAGGAGGAAAAGAAAATGACCCTTAATGAGCTCCGTTCCAGCCCCGAGTACATCGAGGGCTACGCAAAGTATATCCGCACCGGCGACGACAGTGAGTGCCGCGCCCTGCTGACCGACAACGTTCAGAGCCCCCTGGTAGGCTCCGTTCCCGCCCCCACCTTTGTTGAGGGCATCATCGCCGAGGAGCTCCGCGCCTCCGAGATTATGAGCCGCGTCCGCAAGACCTACGCCAAGGGCAACGTCAAGGTTGGCTTTGAGGCGTCCGCGCCCATCGCCACCGTCCACGCCGAGGGCGGCGACCCCCAGACCGAGGAGGCCCTTGTCCTGGGTATCGTGACCCTGGTGCCCCAGACCCTCAAAAAGTGGGTGTCTATCTCTGACGAGGCCCTCGACACCATGAGCGGCGAGGCTTATCTGCGGTACATCTACTCCGAGATTGGCCGGAAGATTATCAAGGCCGAGGAGAAGAAGGTGGTTGACGCCATCCTGGCGGCTCCCCAGACCGCTACCGCCACCGCTCCCGCCGTCGGTGAGCTGACCGTCACTGCAAAGGGCGTCGCCGACTTCATCAACGCCCGCGCGCTGCTGACCTCCGAGGCCGGTGACCTTGTTATCATCGTCACCCCCGCCGACTATGCCGCCTACAAAACCCTGGCCCTGTCCGCCGGTTTCGCCTTTGACCCCTTTGAGGGTATCCGGGTGCTGTTCTCTGACTACGCCACCAGCCCCATCATCGGCGACCTGTCCGGCGTCCTGGCCAACTACCCCAACGGCGACGAGATACAGTACAAGTATGACGACACCACCCTCATGACCTCCGACCTCGTTCGCGTCCAGGGCCGCAAGCCCGTCGCTATCGGCGTTGTCGGCAACGGCTACTTCGCCAAGATCACCGTCAGCGAATGACCATCCGTCTGTTAAGGGCGGCGAGAATTAGCCACAATCCCGGGGAGACCGTCGAGGCCTCCCCGGAACAGGCGCGGTTTTTAATCTCCCTCGGAGCCGCTGAAATTGTTAAACCGACGGAGAAAAAGAAACCCGCGAAAAAATAACCCGGAGGCGATGACCATGCTTGAAAAGGTAAAACTGGCGCTGCGGATAACCACCGACGCCTATGACAGCGAGATAAACGGCCTTATCGCCGCCGCCAAGCTCGACCTGGGCGTCGCCGGGGTGGAGTTTTGCGTGCCGGACGCGCTTGTTGAGCGGGCCATAATCACGTATTGCCGCGTCCACTTCGGCGACCTGGCTGACGGTGAGTATTCCCGGCTCAAAGCGTCCTATGACGAGCAAAAGGCCCAGATGAGCATGGCCACCGGTTACACAAGGTGGTGAGCCCATGCGGAGCGACATCATAGAGCTGATGAGCACTACCCGCGCCCAGAACGCCGCCGGGATCTGGACGGAGACCACCACCGCAAGACAGGTTTTTTGCAAGGTGACCTCCGTGTCCGCGTCGGAGTTTTTCGAGGCGGCCAAAATCGGCCTCCGGCCCGACTATCGGTTTACCGTTTTTGCGGGCGACTATAACGGCGAAACGGAGCTGACCTATAAGGGCACCCCGTACTCCGTATATCGCACCTACAACGGCACCAACGACCAGGTAGAGCTTTACGCGGAGACAAAGGCGGGTGTCACCAATGGCCAAAATTAACGTTGACAAAATGAGCCTCGAGATTATCAAGGAGCTTGACGTGTTCTGCAAGGCCACGGACGAGGCCGTCAAAAAGGCCGTTACGGAGACCGCCAAGGAGACCGTCAAGAATATCCGCCGCAACGCGGAGACCGAATACCCAACCGGCAGGGGAGCCAGCACCGGCGCCTACGCCAAGAGCTGGGCCTACAAGCGTGACCCGACACTCAAAGGGAAATGGGCTCACAGCATGGTTGTGTACTCAAAGGCGCCGTATTACCGGCTTACTCACTTGCTGGAAAAGGGCCACGCCAAGGTCAACGGCGGCCGCGTTATAGGCCGCCCGCACATCGCCCCGGCGGAGGAGATAGCCCAGACCTATCTCGTCGAGCGTATACGGCAGAATATAGCCAAGGAGGGATAACGTGACCCTTGAAGAAATAGCCGCCATCCTGGCAACGACAACACTCCCGGTCACGTATCGCGCCTGGCCAGTGGGGGAGGCCCCGCAACTGCCCTGGATAGCGTACATCGAGACCGGCAGTGACAATTTTGCCGCCGACGGCATAGCCTACGGCCTTATAAAGACCGTTGATATTGAACTCTACACAAAGACAAAAGACCCGGCAGCGGAGGCGCTCGTCGAAAAGGCGCTGACCGACGCCGGGATTTTTTGGGATAAGACAGAAACCTACATCGAGGGCGAGGCCGCCCTTGAAATCGTTTACGAAATTGAGGTGTAAACAATGCCCGAGAACAAGGTGCAGTTTAATCTTAAAAACGTCCATTATGCGCCGATGACTGCGGGAGGCGCAAGCCCCGCCTGGGGTACCCCCGTCGCCGTCCCCGGCGCCGTGACCCTTACGCTGGACGCGCAGGGCGAGACCACGCCCTTTTACGCGGACGGCATAACCTATTACCGCTCCATCTCCAACCAGGGCTATTCCGGCTCCCTGGAGATGGCCCGTTACCCCGACCAGATGATGCAGGACGTCTGGGGGCTGACCCTTGGCGGCACTTCCAAGGTACTGACCGAGAACGTCAACACCGAGCCGACGCCCTTTGCCCTGCTGTATCAGATCGACGGCGACGCCGACGAGCAGTACTACGTGCTCTATAACGTCCTGGGCACCCGCCCCGGCATCGGCAGCACCACCAACACGGACACCAAGACCCCCCAGACCCAGACCAGCAACATAAGCGCCGACCCGCTGACCAACGGCAACGTGTTTGCCCGCACTACCGCCGACACCCCCCCCGCCACCAAGGAAGGATGGTTTAACGCGGTGTTTGTGGAGTGACGGCATAATCAAGGAGGCTATGCTGCAAATGGAAAAAACCGTCGTAATCGGCGGAAACGAGTACAGGATGAGGGCCTCCGCCCTCATCCCTCGTTTGTACCGTTTCAAGTTTGGCCGCGACGTCATCAGCGACATGAACACGCTGCGCAAAGCGCTCCGCAAGGCGCAGGACGTCGCGCAAAAGGCCGACGCAACAGAGGACGAGATACGCGACGCCCAGCTTGGCGTCATCGACCTCACGATTTTTGAAAACATCGCCTGGCTGTTGTGCAAGCACGCAGACAACGCGATCCCCGACACCCCGGACGAGTGGCTTGAGAGCATAGACGGGGTTTTCCCGGTTTATGAGGCCCTCCCGGCCATCATAGAGCTGTGGGACGCCGGAGCCTCCCAGACGAGCGTACCGGCAAAAAAATAGCACCCTCGACCCGTGAGCCCAACGGCGCGATATTCATGCTCCGCTGCGCGGAGCTGGGACTATCCGACGAGGCGTTGAGGGGGATGAGTATGGGCATGGTTTTTGACATGATAACGGAGCGGGGCAACGACGGGTATGAGTACCCGACAAAGGCCACGCAGGACGATATTTACAAGTTTTTCGGCAAGGGGTGATTTGCCATAGCGAGCAGAATAAAAGGCATTACCGTTGAGATAGGCGGTGACGTCTCCGGCCTGGATAAGGCCCTCAAAGGCGTCAACAAGGATATAAAGGACACACAGGCGCAGCTTAAAGACGTGGAGAAGCTCTTGAAGCTCGACCCCGGCAACGTGGAGCTGCTGGATCAGAAACAGCGCCTTTTGGCAAAGAGCGCAGAGCAGACCACCGACAAGTACAACAAGCTCAAAGCCACGCTTGACAGCGTGACCGCCTCCAACCCCAAATTTGACGAATGGACAAAGGCGCAGGCTGGTTTTGCGGCGGAAACCACAAAAACGGAAAAAGCCCTCGCCGAACTCCAGAAACAGCAGGCACAAATGCGGGAGCTGGGCTTTGCCCCGGACAGCTCCCAGATGCGGGAAGTACAGGCGGAAATCGACAAGACCACCGCCAAGCTGGCCGAGATAGAAAAAAAGAGTGTTGAGACCTATGAGACCCTGGGGCGGCCTATATCCATAGACCAGTACGACGCCCTCCAGCGTGAGCTTGTCGAGAGCAAGGCCCAGATGGAGGCCGCGCAAAAAGCGTCTGACAACTTTAACGTGACCCTTGAACGGGTGAGTGTCACCGCCGGACAGGTGTCCGAGAAGGCGGAGCAGCTCGCCCAGAAAACGGCAGGGCTGTCCACCGCCGGGGCCGCTGTCGCCGGTGCGCTGGGCGCCATGGCCGTGGCCGCCGGAAAGACCGCCGACGACCTCAACACGCTCTCAAAACAGAGCGGCTTTAGCACCGACCTCATCCAGCAGTGGCAGTACGCCGCCGACCTCATAGATGTGGACAGCGAGACGATAATCGCCGCCGCCCGGAAAATGAAAGCCAATATGGCCAGCACCAGCGCGGACGTTGTCGCCGCCTGGGAGAAGCTGGGTATCACCGTCTATGACAACAACGGCAAGCTCAAAGACGCCGAGACGATGTTCATGAACACCGTTGGCGCCCTGTCCCTCGTCCGGGACGAGACGGAGCGGGACATACTCGCCATGACCATTTTTGGGCGCGGCGCGGACGAGCTGGCGGGCATCATAGATGACGGCGGGCGTGATCTGCGCTACTACGGACAACAGGCCCGCGACCTGGGCCTCATCCTGTCGCAGGACGCCCTCGACGGCGCCAACAAATTTAACGACGGGCTGACCACCATCAAGGCCCAGGCACAGGCGGCCTTTACGGAGGCCGGGGCGTCGCTTGCCGAAAATCTCCTGCCGGAGCTGGAAAAGCTTGTCGGTTGGGTGGAGAAGGTTGTGACCTGGTTTGCCAACCTTGACGGCGGGACGCTTAAAGTTATCGGCACCGTGGCCCTGCTTGTCGCCGCCATCGCCCCCATTTTGACGCTCATCTCCAAGATAGGCGGAGCCGTGGAGGGCGTGACGTCGATTGCAAAGCTATTCTCGTCTGCGGCGTCATCGTCCGCGTTTTTTGGCTTTGCGAAATGGGGCTTGATAATCATGGGCGTTGTGGGCGCTATTGCCGCCCTCGTCGCCATAATCGGCGTATTGACCGGCAAGGGCGACCAGATAAAGAGCACCCTGGCAAGCGTCGGTAATACCGTCGCAGGTTACGGCAACAACCTCACCGCCAACTACGGGGCCACGGGCGCTATGCCCTCGACGCAGTACGGCGGGGCAACCGCCGGGAACTACAACACCCTCACCACGCCCACCTACGGCACCGCCACGATGACAAACTCCGGCATAAGCCGCGCCACCGGCGCAGGGCGTGGGTACGATACCGGCCCCATCACCCGGGGTGGGGCGCAGGATATAGTTATCAATATCACCGACACCATAGACGGCCAGACGCTGGCCCGGAACACGTACAGATACAACCAGGACGAGGCGGCCCGGCGAGGCACCGCCGCCGTGAGATAAGGAGGGCAACATGGCACTTGCACGGCTCCCTTTAACCATCAACGGCGTGGACTTCTCCGACGCTGTCTCCCGCACCGAATACCGCATTTACTATGAGGACAGGCAGGGCGAAAACGAGGTCATGATGCTCAACGGGGACGAATACCCGGACATTCTTGACCGGCGCCCGGTCATATCGTGGCCGCTCAACAGCCTGTGGGCGGACGAGCTGGCCAGCCTGTTCTCCGCTATTGGCGACGCGCAGTTTGTGACGGTGACCTACTTTGACACCCGCACAAACACCACCGCAACCGGCAGTTTTCGGGCGTCCATATCGGAGCAGCTTGTCGGCAAGATTGACAGCACCGGCAAGCTCGTAACTGGCATGACGCTCACGTTGAGGTCACTGTAATGGCGGCACTACCGAATATTATCAAGATAGGCGACAAAATAACGCCGTCCTTTGAGTTTGACAATGCCAGTATTGCCAAGGTAAACGGCATATTTTCCGTTGA